ACACAAAGACCGCCAAGAATCATACTGCTTTGGCTTCCCAAAATGAGAAGCCTGCCATACCACTGCCAAGATTTCAGTTAACCTAATTCATCATCATCCACTGTATCCATGACATCAGCTAGTACCATATCTACTCTTATATTAGAAGGATCCCTTCCTAAAGCTCTGTAGATCAATTCAGACAAGCCTAAGTCTCGTTGGCAGCACTTTCCTGTTTCTACTAATCTTCGGATCCCATTCCTCCCCATCTGTGATAGAGATGTGTCTATAAGGGTATCCATTAAGGGGTGGGATATTGTCATTAGATTTCTAATCTCTCTGTGATATGCTGGCCCGAATAAGCCAACATCAACAGATCCAAATTCCTCATCATATAAGACATTACTTAAATCTAAACATTCGTTTACACTTGTTACTGCAGCGTCAAAACTTATGTCATCCATTTCAGACAGAATTAAATCTATCATCTCACTTGTGTCTATTTCTGGGCCTGATGTTTGGCTGGTTTGAACCATTGAAAACACAGTTCCGACTTTTGATCTAATAGAAGATTCAGTACAATTTTTTATCAGCTCTTTTAGCAAGTCAGGTCTAATGCCCTCAACAACTCTTACCCCTTCTGTTATATCTAGAACAGGCTTTAAGAATTTTATGGGCAAACTATCACATAGCAACCAGCTTTTGCTGGGTTGTTTACTGAACTCTGGAATCATTTCCATTATATTATAAGCTGACAACTCCATTATACTAGTAGAGCTGATGTCATTATCAGTAGCAGTATATGTTAAGATGTGCAGGTCTCTTTTGATTTTGGGCAGGTTCACATACAAACGAAGGACATTGTTTGTCACTTTGAGGCCTATTTGATCATCTTGTATGTCATGGATATTATCCATTTCCTCTCTGAGAGAATAAATTGGAGCACCATACCTATGTCCAGATCCATAAATTTGGAAGTTGAAGATCCAGCCATTAGGAGAAGTTCCATAGGTTGGCTTAAAGTTTTGGTCATTCCTTACTCCCATGTCGTCACACCAAGCTCTAATAGATTTTGACAGCACCCATATCTCTTTGCATTTGCTAACCCAGACAGATGTGATTTGAGGCATTTGCCCCTCCTTACAATCAACTGAGATCTGCACACTATAGCCATCCATCACTCCTCTCCAGATGCCTTCTCCAAAATATTGAACTCTATTATCGACCTTTTTTGACTTTTGAGGTTTTATATAAGCTCCTATTGTCCCAGCCCCAAGGGTCTCTAATTTCTTTATTATCCCAGTATAATCTTTGCAGTACTCTTGGAATAAGGCCACCACATTGGATCTTGTTTTCCTATCTGACATGTTTAGAGCTATCTGAGGCAACACCTCCAAGCTCTTCTGGCAAAATCTGGCTTTTGTCTCGTCTGAATAAGGACCATTTAAAATGGAGAATAATGTGTGTTTTGCTATATCAACAGATACTGATCTTGTGATAGCAAGATCATCTTCAATTCCTCCTAGTATTCCCACTTTCGTAAAGTTATCTCTCACTACCATTGAGAGTTTGCTTAGACCAGATCTTTTCTTAACTGGAGCCCCTGTTATTCTTATTGTTCTTGCCTTGCCTTCCATTCTGGCAAAGAAATTTCGGATTTGAATATGATTGTGAAGTGGTGAAGATTCCAAAGTCTCCTCAGGAGAGTCTTTTAACCACCTAATTGTAAGTTTGAGTCTTTCCCACTCTCTATTCATCCCAGTCCTTCCTATTCTACATTTCTGGGTGCCAAACCACTTATCAGATACTAATTTCTCAGGAGAGCATTTATCATTAGCAGAATGGTCAAAAACAGTGACTCTGGTCTGTGTTGCTTCTCTCATGTTTGATCGCAGTATGATTTCTACCTCCCCTCTGTCAAAAATCAATTGATCTAAAGAATAGAATTCCTCTAAATTAGGGAAAAGAAAAAGAACATCTTCAGGATCAATTTCATCAAAATCAGAGTAGCCTTCATATGATGCAAGCTTATACAGAAGGGAATACTTTGAATCTTCAATAAATGAAAACTCTGGTCTTCCTGCATCCTCAAAGATAGTGGCTGACAAAAAGTAAACAGAAGATGCCATCACCTTAGCTACAGCATTACCAGTTGATAGAGAGGAGACTACACCTGGACTATGAACCTTTTCTGCAATTCTTAATAAAATTTCTTCTCCTGTTCTAGGAGCTCTATAGAGTATATGTGGATTCCTGTTTATCTGATCTACCCAGTCATCTGCTATTCCTAGCCTAGCTCTTAGTTTCTGGAACTTTTTCCTTGACCCCCATTTGAGAGAAGAACTTAAGATTAATGCACCACCTGGGCTAACACTGCATGTTTCAGGAATCTCATTTGGATCATCTGGTGAGGCTCCAATTCTAACCTTCTTCATGAAGAAGCTATAGATTTTTGAGAGTTGTGTTCTAGTTATTGCCTTATACAAGTTGTACCTGAATCCTCCCAAGCCAGCTGCTCTAGGGTTGTCTAGTAAGAAAAAACCAAGTCCAGGATCACACCACTTAAGAATTGCTTTTTTGTATTCTCGAAATAAGCTAGATACTCCCATTCCCATCAGAGCATAATGTGTTGTGCATTGAGATTGCTGAATCATTGCTGTCAATGAAAAAGATCCTCCTCCCTCACAAACAGGTGTGACAAGGTTGGATGCTTCTTCTTGTCTAGCAACTAATGTTTCTGCCTCTGATAAGTTATTACTGGCAGCAATCCATCTTATAGTAGGCCGTATGTGCTGATTATGGAAGTAAAACTCTGAGTTATATTCCATCACAAAATCAGTATTAGCAGTTGATTTCTCTGAAGGGTAAATGCCTAAATAATAGCCAAGATTTTTCTTAATCCTAAAACATATTGCAGAAGCAACTTTACATTTTACTACAATCTCTTCTGATGAGCTTGGGAAGCTTATCAGCATACTGCTATCATCTGATCCTTGCATCATGTCACAAACAACAGATAGACTCATTTCAGGATTAACTTTGGAATTGAAGACTTTGAAAGATAGAGATCGAATATATTCTTGATGCAAAGAATGTAGTAGGGATGAGGTGAAGTGAAGTATGCCCTGCATCATTCCAGTGGAAGTTTCTAGATAAGTCTTACCAGCTTCTAGCCATGGAACTGTAAGATTTCCATGATAAGCATTGTATAGTGTCATAACAAAATCATCTTCCAATTCTAACTCCCTTTTGCTGTCTATTATATTCATGAAATCTAAATTCATCATCATTCTTTTCTTAGTAAACATAGAGCAACCTCGTATAATTATCGGCCACCACATTGAATTTGTGAATTCGCATAGCATTAGAGCAAACTTTGTGACAAAGTGACCTTGATTCCACTTCCGTGCATCATCTGATGTTGCAGTTGTCCAAACTGAGCCTTTGCAGTGCTTTCTTGCTCTAATACCATGACTCTCTGGAATTTTTGTCTTATTACTAGGATTGCACAAAGTGTCTGAAGGGAAGAATCTGCCAATGCATTTGGAGATGGACTCTACTATAGATTGAACTATTCTTTCTTCTGCAGCCATGACATAAATCTCCCTCAAACCACCATGTTGCTGCTTCTTGAATAGACAGATATGCATACAGCCCTTCTCTTCTATGCTACTCATACATTCATCAAACATTTCAATAGCTAAAGTCTTGCCTCTCTTAGCATACTCTGTCATTTTAACTAGAACTTTATCACGAGTATAATTCTTATCCTTAACATCCTTGTAAATGTACCAATCCTCTGAGAAGTTGCTGGTTGCTTTAAGTGTTGCCAGCCTCTCAAGGGTCAAAGATCCGACTTCTCTTCTAATATCTTGGTCTATTTGTTCTAATACATTCTTTCCATATAGTTTTTGGAGCAAATTCTTTCCATGATTACAGACTTCTTTTAGATAACTTCTACTAAATTCATGCATTTTAGGATCTTGTGGATCATCCCAGCCCAGATATCTGTCTGTCTCTGGTCTTAAATGCTCAAGCTCTATTATTTTCTTATACATGCCTGATAAAGCAGAAGGCTCTGTCTCTTCTTCTTTATTTTTGAAATAACCATTATAACATGCATTAATTATGGGTTGAATTTCTGTTGTATCTCTCCCAGACAGTGGATTGAAGAGACCAGACCAGGATAAAGAGTTTTCACCCCTCTTAAGATTAAAAGGACTCTGACTAATTCTCTTCATTGCGGAGAAGAGTCTATTTATGAGGAAAACCTGCAACTCTGACCTTAATTTTGTGGGCAACTTTGAGAGCATTTTTTGAGGTTTTGGCAGTTCTGGTTGAGAGACAAAGCCCTCCATAACTATATATCTAGATAGAGTCTGCAACTCTTCAGTTGTAGCTTTGTCTTCCATCAAAGTTAAGAGAGACAATTTTACCATGTACTGAATGTCCTTGTTTGTGTTTGTTGTTATATGAGAAGGGTCATGAGATAGCCAGACCTTCTTACCATAACACTCATTCCAAAAGCAGAGAGCTGATTCATACAAAGCTGATGTTTTACACAAATTTGTCAACTTACTTAGTTTGAAAGATACAAAATCAGTGACAAGTAAATCTCCTGCATCATAGTAGGTCCGAAAACATGAACTTCCCAGCAGATCTCTTATATAGTAACTCCTGTCTATGGCAAAGGACACAAATATGTGACCTTTGGAAGAGGTTGGTTTAATTAAAAGGTACACAGGAGAATTTAACAACCTTTTCACCACAAAACTACTAGGCTTGACATGTTGTTTAACTGAGGCTGATAATTCCGAGCCTACAACATTCACAAATTGACACCAAGATCCTAAGGGAGTTTTCAGAATCCCTTGATGACATTCTACAAACTCGTTTAAGCCTTTCCTAGATAGAGTTGGCTGGTGAATCTTTTGAGCTTGTAATCTCAGCTCAATATCCTCAAGGTAAGGCCCGTATAAATCATCTTCTGGAGTCATGTCTAAAGATGAATCTGTGTATAAAAATTCTTCAACCGGTGTTGTATCATGGTAAATTGAAAATATTAATTTACTCTTTTCTCTATTATCCTTAATAGAAGACCAGTCCTTATAGGCTTTCCCATTAATACCAAGCATAGCCACAAACTCCTTTTCTTCCAAGTCCAAATCAACCCTCACTCTATGATACTTGCTCCTCTCATCATCTCTAGTTCTCTCTCCAGATAGTGCAAATTCTAATTCACTCTCAGGATCATCATCCATTCTTTCAATTTCTTCTAATTGAGCTGATAGCCTGACTCTTTCCCATATTCTACACATAGGATGGTCTCCTTCTACATTTAGATCCTTTAGAGGAGTTAAGCTCTTTCCTTCATCTGATTCTCTAAACACCCAAGGGGGAAACAGGACAGTCCCCTTCCTCCAGTTTGCTGGCCTTAAATTATCTCTTGATTCATGATTGTCAATAAAGTCAGTAATTGCATTCTCGCATTCTTGGAGGTTGCTCATCAACCTCTCAGGTAGAGTGTTGGTTAGATTAATGAAAGATGATTTTAGGAGATCATCTTGAGACTTTCTAGTGACTTTATCAATTATGGATTGAAGATACTCTTGATCAGGCTCAGATTGGTAGAATCTTCTAAACAATTCTCTCTTGAATGAAGGGAAAACTGACTGAGTTACATCCCAGTCAATTTTAATCCCTGAAACAATCCCTAATATTTCCCTCTCCAATTTTGAATACTCTTCGTCAACCTCCCTTAAATCAGGGCAGATCAATTTAATTTCTGCTTCAATAGCTAGCGATAGTCTAAATCTAAAGCAAAGCTCTTCAACCTCTTTTTGGTCAATTTTCATGTTGGTCCATAGGCCTCCTCTATGCACCCCAATAGTGTGCAATGACACTGGGCCTTGAACTGATCTGTTTCTACAAGCTAATTCATATTTTGTTATTTTGTTTTGAGTGGCAAATCTAGCTTCCTCTTGTCGTCCTCTAAAGGTTGTAAACTCCACAACATGGAAGCTGCCGGAAGGAGTTTTAACAATAACATCTGGTGTCAGATCATCAAAGCCATCATTCACAACTTGGAACACAGAAGAAAAGGCTCTATCAGTGGTGTCTGCCAAATGACCAAATGTAAAGTCATGTATGAAATTTGGGACATTGTTAGACCTCACTGTTAAAGAAGGCCTTAAGGAAGAGCCCAGATCAGATGCTGTGTCCAAGTCATCTAGATTCAAATCAATCTCTATCCCATCCATCACTCTCCTGACTTGGAAATTGGGTAGGACAACATTTCCCACAAAATAGTCATGGTGTCCTATAGCTTTACAGAAAAAACCCACTCTTGGTGAGGTTTGTTTTGATAGCAATTGATTCATTCTTGGCGCCTTTGTGT